AATGTTCATCTCTTGAGGAAATGGAATTGTTTGATTTTTTCCTGTTGGAGTTTTAAATGTAATGCGTTTTAAATCATCAGCAATGTCTACAATCTCTCCACTGCCGAACACCTTTTTACCAATAAGTTTAGCAAATCTGCTAGTAGGTGCTTGTGCCTTCTGTGCGTTAGGGTTAGGTTGTACTGGCTTACCTGGTGTTGTTTGTGTTTGTGGTGTTGTTTGTGTGCGTGTATTGACAGTAGCCGCATCTAATTCATCAAATGCACCCGCCGCTCTTGCTCTCATTGCATCCGCTTGTTGTTTAGTTAGCGGTGCTTCATTAACACTACCGTTCATGCGTGTTGTATTATCGATTGCATCCACTACGTTAGGATTCTTTGCATCTAGTTCACGTAATCTTTTTAATACATCATGCATTTCAAATGTTGCCATAATTATTCCCCTGATTGTCTTTCTTTTGCTTCTTTAGCAAGACTTTGTAAAAACGTTTCTTTACCTTTTTCTGTGACAACTAACTCATCTTTATTAACATCAGGTGCATCTTTGTATTCTGGATCACCAAGTTTTGCTTCGTATGGCTTATTGTCTGATTCTTTTTGCATTTCCTCATAGTCTTCACCTGGCTTACGAACTCTTAAGTTCTCAACACTTACATTACAGAAATTTGCAATGTAATGTCTTAGGTGATCCTGTGTTGTAGGATAGTTTAAAGTAGTTTCATAAACTGTGACTTCTGAGTTTGGATTTTGTGGAAAGTCTAAAGGTAAACTTTGAATAGGAGTTTTTTTACCTGAAGATAGATTAGCAATTTCAAACTTTTTAAGTGCAGTTTCTAAACGGTCGTCAAACCCTTCAGGTAATTCGCCCGCCAGTTTAATAACAAAATCGTATTGTTTTGATGCTTCTGCAAGATACTTTTTAAAATCCATGTTAACTCCTAATATATACAGTTATTTATCTTCTTTCTTATTTAAAATCTCTTCTATGAGCGAGTTGCGATCTATGATAATGCCCTCACTATCAACAGTATTAGCGCCATCGCCCATTTTTTGGTCTAATGATTGCTTTTTAAGTTGTAATTCAATCATTTTTAACTTTTTATCCATTTTTTGGCTCTTAGCATCAATAGCATTTTTAAGCATAGTACCTGCTACTTCAAAAATACGTCCTGCATAGCGGCTTTCTACATTCATACCCAGATCCATTAGATCTTCATATGTAGTTTTGGCTTTATCTGCTAGTTCATCTAGTTCTTTATCTGCTAATTCACCAAGTCCTTTAACCATAGGAAGTGCCGCCGATATTTTATCAAACTCTGCAATGCTACGTTCCATTTGTTTGGTTTGTTTAATTGTATTAACGTCTGGAGCAGGTTCTTCAACTTGTTCCATTGTTTCTTTAACTTCTGGAAGTTCTAACAACTCTTCTAGTTTCTTTGTCATACTATTACTTACCTTCTTTTGCCTTGGTGGAATAAATCTTTTTCTGTCACAATCCTAAAAAACACGCCATTTTGTTTAGCATACTTTGCCGCGGCTTCCCATTTTGCTTTATTTTTAATAAACTGTGCTTGATTATATGTATTCTTACCAACACTTTCACGTACAGTTTGATTCTCTGGTTTTATTTCAATTATTTCTGCTTTTGTTTTTCCTTTTTTATTAGCATACACAATAAAAAAGTCTGGAACATAAATTGTATACTTTCCTGTAAGAGGATCTCTATAAGGTATCTTTATACTTTCACTTGCCCATTTTGCAATAGCAGGATGTTCGTCACACATTTTCATAAAGTGCCATTCCCAACTACTGCGGTACATTGGTGTTTTTATCCCAACATACTTGTCGGGATTTTTCATTTCAAATCTGCCTTGAGCAAACTTTAAGGCCATAACTACTCACCACTATCAATGATGTTTCTTTTTGCACTGTTCCAAACACTTACTCGTGCAGTACCTAATGTGCTAGACTTTGGCCTATTAATATTTAAAATTTCTCCTAAGAGATCAGTTAATTCCATATTAGGTGTTTGTCTAATTTCTTCATAAACTACCATTGGATCAAGTTCATCAATATTACACTGTGTTAAGATAATGTTTGTTGTTTCTTTTGCAGTTTCTTCGCCCATACCTTTTGATTTTAAAATATTAACAAACGCGGCAACATCTGATGTTTTTAAATTAATTTGCTGTCTATTAAAATTATTAAAAAAGTCAGTTGTTGTATCTGCACTATTGGCTGAAACATTATTAGTGTAAATATTTTCTGTTCCCATAATTTATTCCTATTTTACAGATTCTGTACTTGCAGTAGACGAACTGTTATTTGTACCTGCGTTATTATTTAATTGTCCGGGTTGAGTTCCTGAAGGATTACCGGCTTCTGCTTTAGTACGTTTTGCTTGATCAAACTTGTCAGCACCTTTTTGATCTAAAGTTTGTCTTGCAGTATTAGTTAAACTTTGTTCAGTAATAGCAGTGACTTCTCTTTTGATGCCTTCTTTAGTTAAATTTTTAGCATTGTCAATAGTATTTTTTGCTTTAATAGCAGTACCAATAAAAGCAAAAGGATCAGCGAATGCAGAACCATCTGAGATACTACCAAAAACATCTAAGCCGCCAGCAAGTACTCCATTAGCACCAAACAGTCCTCCACTACCTCCGCCCATTACACTTAATGGACTTGGTGTTCTATCATAATGCAGTGTTGCAAATCCTGTAGGATTATCTGTTGTAATTCTACCTGTTGCATATTTTACACCTTCATAGATCACAGTCATTTGATTTTCTGCAGGCTGTGAACTTCCAGCACTCATGCTTGGTGGATCCCAACTTTGTATCATTGGATTAATTAATGTAAATTCAAAAAATCTATGTCTACTTAATTGATAAATGCTTACACCTTCGTTTTGGAAAAAGTTTACATTTCTATCACTGTTTAAACCAAACTTAACATATTGTTCTGAATTTTGATAAGGTGTTTGCTTATAAAGTTCCTGCCAATATAAACTGTCGTTGTAGTTTGCTTTAAAATACTGTTGCCAAAATGCACTTGTTAATCCGTCATTATCATCATGAAAGTTAATTGTGACTGGTGCATATGTGACTGCTGTTTGATAATTTGTTTTTTTACCGTATTGATTTTTTGTATCTGTTTGTACCTGTATTCCCGGAAGTTTTACATCTTTAACTAGCATACCACATTCAATTTGTGGACTTGCTTTATTAAAAATACCGTCAGGTGATCTTAGTGCCGCATTTTGTATATTAAATGTGACATGATATAAAAATTGTACTTTTGGTGCAAGACGCATATAGTCGTCAGTGAACAAACGAGCCGCGTGTTGATAATCACGCATATCGCCTTCACTACCAAAAATACCTCCGAAAACATTTCCTAAAAATTTTGTTAACTTGGCCATACTATTATTTAGTCGTAAAAAAAGGCCGGCGATTTTTACGTCACCGACCTTAAATTTTAATTATAGTTATTAACCAGTTGCTAAAGTTCTAATTGTTCTGCCAATTGCGCCGCCTAAGCCGCTTGGTTGACCAGCACCATTAGTTTGGATAGCATTATCATACTGAATCTGTAGTTGAATATCAACTGGATTTGAATCACTGTATGCTAATTGGTTGTAGTTAATGTCTTGTACAAAGCAACCTACTAACTCGAAGGTTTCTAATACGCTAGGAGCATTCGCGCCATTACCACCATCAAGTATTTCGATTCTACCTTTAAATTTGTAATCAACACCACTTGCCGCACTTGACTGTTCGAAGAAGTCGAACTGCTTCTGTAGTTGCTCACCACACAGTTTGTTAACTGAGTTGTTCACATCGTCACGTAGTGTAATTGTAATTGGTTGCCATGTATGTTTACCTGCGTAAAACACTTTTGAGTTGTATACGTCAATTGCAACAGACTCAAAGTTTACGTTAGGTCTTGTGACATCAATTACCTGCTTTGTTAATTCTACTGTTGGACTTCCAGCACCAAAGTTTTCAAGTGATACTCTAAAGCGATACTTTAGTTTTGGCATCAACAAGCCTTGTGTACTTGCTGATTGGTCACTTGCTAATGGAACTGTAAATCTACTTAAACTTGAAATTGCCATTATCTTGCTCCTTTTACAGTTTTATTTATCTTCATTATTGAGCCCCCAAAGTTGCAATTTCACCTGTGTTCTTAAGTCTTAGTGGAATGTAAATAAACTCCACAGCCTTAACTGGTTCAATCGCTACATCTAAGTATAACTCGTTTCTATCAATTCTTGATGGAGTGTTGTTTGTTTCATCACAAACAACTAAGAAGTCATACAGTGCTCTTTGACCTACTAGTTCAAGTAATAAACTTTCAGCCGCTTGTTTGATCTCATCACGTGTAATTTTATCGTTTGGTTCAAACAAGAACGGTTTAGCAAGTAGATTTAATTGACGTCTTAAATATGCAGTTAAACGTGCTACGTTAATTCTATCTAACGCACTTGCATTTCTCGCTCTAGTCACCTGACCAAAGTTAACAATACCACTTCCTGTGATAAACGTAATTGGATTCATTTTAGCACTTTGCATTGTATCTCTAACACCGTCGTTTAGTGATACTGGAGTAAACTCGCTTTCGCTGTTAATGTATCCAACACTTGATGCATTGCTAATACCACCGCGTCTTGTTCCTGCTGGTGCAAACCATGGGAACGATACCTGATCGCTAAGTGCAATAGTACGTAGCATCATGTGACTTGGTGGAACAACAATGTTGTTTCCATTTAGGTCTGTTGTGAATCCTGATGGATAAAATGTTGCCATATATTCATCGAATGTTAAGAACCCGTCTTCACCGTCTGCTAGTGCGTTTGCTGAGTTATTACCCCATGCTTGTAATTCTGTTGCACTTGCTTTCAATCTAAACGGAGTATCTGCTACTACAAAGCCTGTGATACCTCTGTCAATGTTTAGTGATACTAGATTGCTTGTTAACTCTGGATAACCAGGAGCCGATAGCAATGTGTATGCTCTAGTTTCTTCATCTCTAATATCGTCATTAGTATCAACAATAGACTTCATTGCCGCGACCACTGTCTTACGTTGTGCTTTTCTACCAAATAAGCCTGAACCATCTTCAGCAGTTGTGTTCCAGCCTACCCATCTATTAACTTTATAAGATGCCATTGACTCTTCAGATCCACCATTAAATGTTGAACCTGTACCTTCAAATCTCTTATTCTTACCAGAGTTTTCATTGATGTCAATGTGTGTAGTTCTAAAGATTTTAACGTTATTTCCAGAACGTCTTGTGTTCCATAGCAACATACCTCTTGGGTAAAGTGCTGGGTCTGGAGCATCAGGATCTAAGTAATCTGAAGTTAACATATCTGTAATGTCTGCTTTAGTATCACCTGTTGCACCTGTTTTACCAAAACGTGCATCTGCAAATAAAATACCATCTTCTGATGTTTGATCAGTTGTGTCAACTGCCACCCATTCTAGATTTAAGCCATCGTACTTGTAAATTTTCTGACCATATGTTTCAGTATCGCCTGTGTCAATCCAAAGATCACCGTTTACTAATGAAGTACCATCACTTTGTTGTGTTGGCTCAGTAGCACTAATGATTGGACCTTCAGGATCTGATTCACTGTAAACATTAATGTAGCCTCTCCAAGTTGTTCCATTGTGTACCATAATGTCAACTTCATCTAAGTTTGTGTTGTACCATAATGTACCATCTTCTGGATCACTTGTTGGAGCACCAGCACTTGCTTCATATGATAATGGTTTCCAGTTAGAAATTACAAAATCATCTGAACTTTCAGAGCCAGCGTCGTAAACATTATCTAGTGAAGAACTAACACCAATCTGTGCAAGTGGTGTACCGCTACCATCTTTTAGTCTAATTTCTCCGCCTAGTGTATGTGAAATTTTAGCCTTACCATCTGCTGTCACAGTAGCAGTCACGTTAGTTAAACCTGCTGAACTAATTGCTTCAACAAATGAATCAATATCTGTTCCTGTGAAACTTACACCTGAACTTGTAAATGTGTCCGAGTTTGCAGTTGTTTCGCTAATTGTAAATGTTTTAGTACCTGCACCAATAGTTGGATTAGCAGTTCCTGTTGTTGCACTTGTAGGACTAGGAACTAGTCTTCTGTACAATTTAAAGTCTGCTAAAGGTTTAGTATCTTCTGTTGTGTTCGCTAAAACAAAAACTGTTCCTGTTGGAATATTTTGACCACCTTCTGAATCAAGTGCTTTAATTGCTTCTGCTCTTGTGTTATAGATTGGTGCTTCAACAGTTGAGAACAAACCAGTTCCTGAACTGTATAATTTAACTTTCCAACTTGCACCTACGTTAGGCTCAGTTGTTTTAATGTAAAGTGAACCTGTAGGTCTTAAACCACTGTATGAAGAACCTGCAATTTCAACTCTGTCAGTTGCTCTCCATAATGGAACTGAACTGTGTGCTGAAATTTGTACTTCAGGTGAGTGATAATAACCAGCATCAATACCTAAGTCAGTTAAAATTGTGCCTGACCCCTCTTCAATTAAAATTGCACCGTCAGTTGTTGTACCGTCTGTGCTTGAAGTTCCGTCTGAGTAGATTTTAACTCTATCATTAGAATCAAGTTTAGCACCAACACCTGGAATACTAGCATCATTAATTGCTTGTACAAATGTTGCTGGTGTTGCACCTGCATTGTTAACTTGTGTATTGTTAATAATAACGTTTGTGCTACCTAATGCACTTGGTGTTAGTGTAGCAGTAATTGTTGGCCAACTTGTTTTCCAAGTTGTTGAAGTCCAAGTTGTTGCAGTATCAAAACCAACAGCATCAAATGCTGATTCATCGTATGTTCCTGCTTGTACCCAAACATTGTCCTCATTTTTGTACCAAATTTTATTTTCTGTGTTCCATACAACAACAGCATAATCACCAATAGCACCTACGCTACCTTTAATGCCTGTGTATGTTGCTCCGCTTACACCTGTTAGATCTGATGAAGAACTAATAACAGTTGGTGTTTTGTTAGCAAAAGTTTGTGTTGAACCATTCCACTGGAAAAGTCCGTATAATGTATCGTCTGTGTCAAACCAGTATGTACCGTCTGCTGGTGCACCTGCAGGAGCATCTGTATCTCCTTCTAGTTGACCTAGGTCTACATCCGCTCTTACTACATACGCTCTGTTAGCCACTCCAAGATATGAATAAGCCGCTTGTAAACCATACTCGTTTAATTCATTTCCGTGTAGTGGGTTATTAGATGAGTCTGTGTAGAAAGTCGGATTACCAAAAGTTTCTGTCAACTCTCTTTGACTTGTAATTAGGTATACTTTGTTCTTGTTGGCCGCAGTAGTGCCTGCCGCAGTTCCTGTTCCTGTGCCAGATGGTTTGCTTTCAGCAGTTGCGACAACAATTAAAGGTGTTGTTGCACCGGCGGCAGGGGTATAGAAACTTTCGTCAATTACACTTACTTCAACGCCTGGTGATGATAGTGCCATGTTCTATTCTCCTTGTATGGTTTAATTCTATATCTAAATGTATTTATGTATTTGTAGGAAAAAGTACGCTAATAATCACTATCAAAAGGGGTAAAAAAGGGCGTGTTAAATACAGTTATGAGTAGACCTTTATGTAAACAATGCCGGAAACGTCCTGTTGCTATTAACTACTACAAGGGCAAAAAAGCATACTATAGAAGCAAGTGTGACCACTGTGCTAGTGGTAGGGCATCAGGTATACCACTTTGGAAACAAGCAGGGTATGAACAAAAAGAAAAATGTGATAAGTGCGGGTTTACTAGTAAGCACAAAGAACAGTTTAACGTGTATCATATAGATGGAAACTTATCCAACTGTAGACACAGTAATTTAAAAACTATATGTGCTAATTGTCAAAGATTATTGCAAATGCAGGGTGCTATTTGGAAACAGGGAGACCTAACACCTGATTTCTAACTTTGTTATGTAGGTCTTCAAGATCACCGTCGTTTTCAATAACATCGTCAACTTTTTCGCCTACCCAAGCATATTCGCTAATATGTACATCTGGGTGATGTTCTCGCATCTT